AACTTGCGTTCGGCCAGAGCGATTTCCGCCTGCGTCTTCTGCTGCTGAACCGCCATATCAGCCTGGGCCTGCGTCTTTTCGATTTCGGCCTTGGCCTGTAGCTCCAGCATCTTCGGATCGGGCTGCTGAGACTTGCTCGCCATCCATTCCTTAAGGCTGTCCTCGGTGACTTCCTTGAAGAACAGTTCAGGGGAGCGAAGCCCGCCCACCTCGACCATCTTGGCCCATGTGCTCCGTAGCTCGACGAGGCCCGCAATCGGATTATCAGGACCAAGGATTTGCGCTGCCATCTCCTGCTTTTGGGATACTTGCTGCAACATCATCATATCCCGGTCACGCGACCCTGCACCCAAGCCGACGTTAATGGACACATCCATGTCCACGTTCCAGGCTTCCGGCGTGAGCTGCGCGGGCTTGCCCTGACGCCTGATCCAGAACGGCTCGTCCTGATGCTTGACGACCAGTTTCAGCAGGCACTTGAACAGGCGTTTCAAGCCCATCTCAGCGATATTGCGGGCGTACAGTTCCACCTTTGATGTGGCTGCCGATTGCTGCGCCTGCGTGGCCGTGGCGGTCTGGTTCTGAAGGGTTTCGGGGTCGAGGCCGAAGGAGACCTGACCGACGCGGCGGTTGCCCACCTCGTCCATGTAGCCGAGAGCGGTGAAGCTGTGTTGAGCGACGAACGGGATGGCCATATCCCGCACCGCGCCCTGCGTCTTTTCCCAGACCACGCCACCGATGGTCGGTGTAACCAGCTCGTCCGGGTTCTCGATTGCGTTGAGCAGAGCCGCCCGTTGCGGGTTGTTGGCGAGATACAGGTTATCGAGGGTCTGACGCATCAGAACCGTTTTGACCCGCTGAATGTCCTCCATCTCGTCAAAGAGGGAGCGACCGCGCCAGCGATGCGGCACCGGATCGGGCACGATGTCGGTAAAGGGCAGATCATCGCCCCATTCCTCGTTTTCGAGGATCTTGCGGCTTGCGTCTTCCCCGCCCCTGTTGCCGATGACAATCAGTCGGCGTTCGGCCACGCCATCACCGTCGTAATCGGTAAGAACGTAGCACTCAAAGATTTCGACCTGTTCGACGCTCTTGTCTACGGCTGCCTCTGTATTCCAAGAGGAGTGCTTGTCGCGAGCACTCTTGGCGGCTTCATCGAGCGCCGGGGAGTGAGCAGGCAGAGCCTCGACGGTTTCCCGGTCATAACCGCGCTTGATGAGTTCCGAGCGGGTCGGGAACGAACGGTGAGCGCAGAAGCGAACGGTTTCGTCAAGGACCGTCGCGGAACGCTCGATCAGGAACTCTTCGGGAGGCAGAGCCTCAACGCGAAGCTGTCCGGTTCGGATGGTGCGCTTGATCTTTACGTCGTGGAGGAGAGAAGGCGGCGTAATTCCCGCTGGAGCCTGCGGTATTCCTCCCAGCGGCACCCCAGATTGGCCTGCAAGTCGCGGATCTCCGCCAAGTCCGCCCTGAACGCCTGCCGCACCCATTGCAGTCTGGCTTCCAACCTCTGGGCCTTCTCCTGCCGGATTTCCGCCATAAGCGCCCGCTGCAATTCCACCTGCTCCTGCGACAAGGGCCGGATTGGGATGGGCTGCTGCGAAAGTTCCGCTTGGGTCAGGGTATTCGGTATGTTCAAGGACTTCGACATCATCATCAGAGACTAGCACCGTAAAGCGGTCGTCGGAAAGCCCTGTAAAGCTCTCCGTCTTGTAGGTGGGGGAGTTATCCCACCAATGCTTGATTAGGCCATTGCCCAGAAGCAAGCCGTCATGGCAGGCCGAGCGCAGAACCCGATAGCCGTCACAGCGTTCCAAAAACAGGAAGTTCACGCCATCGGTCGCATCCTTGGAGAACTGAATGTCCTCCATGCCCACCGGCTGATAATCCGCAACCTTGTCCGAAGCGAGGAAGACGCGCATCAGACCAGGCATGACCCAGCCAAGGGTATCCGCCACATCGCGAGAGACAACCGACGACTTGCCCGTTTCCGAGGGCAGATCGTCCATGGTGCCTTCGTAATACTTGAGGGCGCGTTCCCGCTGGGCGGACAGTTCGCTCTCTTCGTAGGAGACGGCATCCGCGATTTGGCCGTCCAAGAGCGACGCGAGTTCGCTCTCGCTCATGCCTTTACGCTTTGCCATTCTCAATTACCCTGCTGAAAAATCACGAAGGATCACGCCAGCCTCGCCATCTTCGGCAAGGGGTGTACACGTTGTCAGTTCTTCATTCAGCCAAGTGGGATGCCTCGCGGGCCACCAGCTGCATTCATCACCGCCGTGCTCTTGGGCCATCCGGCGGGCTTGCGCTTCTGTTTCAGCGCGGATCACAAAGCCCTCTGCCACGTCATACCCAGCCCAAGGCCCCTTTCCTGGTTCCTTGGGCTGCAACAGCCAAAGCCTCATTACGCCACCCAATTCATTGAACGCTTCGGTAGTTTGATCTTGCTCGCCTCTTGCATACTCACCGCGAGGTAGCGGAAGGCGTCAGCGCCGTGGCTGGCCTCGTCATGCAGAGGGTTGCGGCTGTATTGGCCCGTCTCCGGGTCTACGTCGTAGCGGTAGCGTCTCAGGCAGTTGATGCCGTCGGCGCATTTCTCCGCGTCGAACCAGCAGCGGTCGAAGATCGAGCGGGCGGCTTCGATGCCGTTCGCCACGCTCACCCTCGTTACGATGCGGGTTGAGAAGTTCTGCGACTGGAACTGCTGGGCAATCGTCTTCTCCGACGCCAGAAGCTCGGCTTCCGCATCATGAGGCAGCCAGACAGTTCCGTAGGTGTAGGGCTTTTCTCTCAGCAGCTTCATGTAGTGCGAGAGGGCAAAGCCCCGGTTTTCGTAATAATCGATCAGGCGGAACTCAAAGCCCACCTGTTGCGCGAACCAGATAGCGGTTTTGTCAGCCCGTCCCAGATCGAGGAACAGGTCAACCGGCTTAGCGCTGTCGTAGGGAACGCGGGTAAACCGGCTCTCTTCCGTGGCCTTGCGGATCTCGTTGGCATAGATCGCGCCGTCGAGAACCTGTTTGCAATGCCCCTCCCACACCGTGAGATAGGCGTCATAATTCGTATCCCTCAGATGCTCCATTTCGGAATGAAGCACTTCAGGAAACCACGGATTGTCCGACCAGTTGACCTTGATGACCTTGGCGCCGGGAGGCGGGCTCTTGACGAACCGGGTGTAAGTCTCGTCGGTGTCGAGTTCCGGGTTGAACGACACCCAGATTTCCGAGCCTTCCTTACGAATGGTCGGGATCAGCGTGTCCCATGAATTGCGTGAGACCGTCTGGGCTTCTTCCACCCAGCACACATCAACGCCCTCTTTGGACTTGATGTTGTGAACGTTGTGCTTGAGACCGGCGAACAGAAAGAGGCTGCCGTTCTTACCCCTGATTTCGTTGTTCAGGATCTCATAGAAGTCATTGAGCCCGAGGGCTGCGATTTGATCCTTGAGGAGCTGGTGAACCGACTCCGAGATGCTCTTCTGGATTTCACGAGCGCAGAGCACCCGGAGAGGCTTTGCAGCGGCCTGGACCAGAAGCGCCCGCGCGATACCCCAGGACTTGGCCCCGCCTCTGCCGCCATACAGGATTTTGTAGCGGGCAGGCTCGAAGAGCGGCTGGAGCTTGACGGGGAACTCGACCTTAGCCTTCATCGGGCTTCACGAACGAGACGGTAAGACCCGACAGAGCCACAGGATTATCAGGATCACCTTTCAGCTCCGTCGATGCCAGTTTGGGATGGACATAAGGCGCGGCGTCTTTCGCCTTGAGAGCGGCCTCGTCCAGATTGCCAGCATTGTAGTGAGCCATCATTGCCTGGAGCATCACCTCAAGAGGCGTAATCCCAGAAGCTGCCGCCCGGTCTGCTATCTCTCGCGTCCGTTTCGTAGCCGCGCCCTTGGGACGACCGCTGCCGGGACGCACCCCGCCGCGAGCCATTTTGATTTCCTTTGATTAAATTCAAGTCCGTTGGTTAAACGGGCATCTCTCAGCCCTGTAGAGATTCAGCAGCAATGCCCTTGGGTGCTTCGGCTCTTGCCTGCCCCAGCGGATGTCTTGGGGGCTGAGCCAGACGCCAAAGGGCATACGGTCGAAGTAGAAGCGCATGGGATCAAGCCTCATCCCCATAGTCGCGATGAACGCCACCCCAACCGTCCCCCGTCTCTTGCGGGTATCTGCGTTTAATCTCATCAACGACGCAGCCAAGCCACTTCTCAGCAGCCTTGCGGACAGGAGAATGAATGTCATGGCTGTTGGCGAGAAGGATCAACCGTTTCATGCCCTCGTTGATCTGTGCGTCGGTGTCGTGGCGGATACCGTGCTGGATCATTCCGCTGCCTCCAGAAGAGGAAGAGATTGAGAGGCTTGAGCCCCTGCAATACGAGAGGCGGCGATTGTGTAATAAGACTGATCGCGCTCGATGCCGATGAAAGAGCGGCCTGTGTTGATGCAAGCCACGCCAGTTGAGCCTGAGCCCATCGTATTGTCCAAGACCGTCTGGCCTTCATCCGTATAGGTGCGGATGAGATACTCCAGAAGTGCTACAGGCTTTTGGGTCGGATGGACCGGCTTCGGCTCAACTGCAATATCCAGTACCGTTTTAGGCCAATTCCCAAACTCCTGCACGGACGGCAAACACAGGCTGCCAACACCGTTGTAAATGTCGTCTTTCTTCTGACGCGGGGCGCGGTGCTTCGGCTGTGCCAATCGCACAAGTCCCTGTGGATTATAAGTCGGCTGCGCTGCATAGAATACTAGAATATCCTCGGTGTTCCGTAGCGGCTGCTTCTTGGCCGAAGCAAAGCCTGTAGCGCGGTTCTTCATCCACACCCAATGATACCGGAACCCCTTGGCGTTGCTCATAACAAGCGCAGAGGTGAACGGCTGCGCCGCCGTCAGCACAACCGCCGCGTTCGGCTTCGTCAGCCTCCGATACTCAGCCCACAGAGGCTCAAACGGAATAACGCTGTCCCACTTGCAGGCGGTCGTTCCATACGGCAGATCACACAGGACCATATCAACCGAGCCGTCGGGGATTTCCTTCATCCGCTCCAGGCAGTCGCCTAACATGAGACGAATGGAACTCATTTGGGCTTGACCGAGAGGTTGACGAGCTTGCCGGTGATGGGGTCGAGAATGAGCATTTGTGCCCTCCGTCACGGCTTGCGCCGTTCCTCGGGAAAGGGGTGATTACGGATGGAGGCTAGTCGCGAGGTTATTCAGCAGCCATCAGGAGAGGTTGAGCCTCATGGATGCGGCGTTGTGCGATGTCGAAATAGTCAGGGTCTCTCTCAATGCCGATGAAACGGCGATTGTTGAGAACCGCCATTTTCCCGGTCGTGCCTGAGCCGAGGAAGGGATCAAGAACCGTGTCGCCTTCGTTGGACCAGGATAGAATGTGGTCGCGGGCTAGGGCTTCGGGGAAAATCGCCGGGTGCTTGAACGCTTCCAGATCCTTGGTCGAAACGTTGAACCCGTTGGAGATTTGCCACACGTTGGTTCTACGCCCGAAGGCTTCCGATATCTTGGCGAAGCCGTCTTTAGTCTCTCCGTCCTGCTTGCGCCGTCCGCCCGTCAGGATGCGCTTTCCCGCCTTCTTGTTGGGCCGGTCGCGGAGAGCGTTGAACGTTGAGGGCTTCCCCTTGGCCCATACGAACATATACTCGAACGCTTGCCAATAAGCCCACTGGCTGCCACAGGCACCAGTTCCCGGCCTCTCGTAAATCATCGTATCATGCAGCCGGAAGCCGCATTCCAGCGCGTGAAGCGCCTGCCTGAAGCTTGTTCCCGTCTCAGAGCCGTTGATCGTGGCATCAGCCACAACCCACACCACAACCCCACCCGGCTTCGTGACCCGGTAGAGTTCGGCAATCACCGCCTGCCACTTCCCAGCCGTCCAATCGTTCAAGCTGTTGTTGTAGGTGCGAAGGTTGTCATACGGTGGCGAGGTGACAGTCAGATCAACCGAGCCGTCAGGAATGCGCTTCATCTCCTGAAGGCAATCGCCCGGCATCAGTTGAACAGACGGCATCTTGATCTTTCCCGAGGAGCGACAGCGACGGAGGGCACATCAAAAGCCCTATTCAGCCTCGAACACGAACAGCCTGTAGGACTGAGACGGCCACCCGACCTCTCCATAGGAGAGAGCCACCATGGAGCCCCAATTCATCCCGACGATGAGCGGGTTGCCTGTGTTGATCTTCCAGCCGCCGCCCATCATTCCGCGTCCTCTTCAAACCAGACAAAGCCAATCGGATCAGGCCCGGTGTAGACCTCTATCGGTCGTTCGGTGTCCGGGTGCAGAATGGGGATCTGCGTCCAATGCGTATCGGCCTCATAGACCGTGATGTTCTTGTCCATGGCGTTGTAATCGAGCCAGCCGTCATCACTCCGCAGGCGCTTGGCTTGCAGAGGAGGCCGGGAACGATATTTCCGCATGAACGGCTCTTGGATATTGGTGCCAGTTGACAGGCATTAGTCTCCGCTTGGTAGCCGCAGGCAGTACGACCCCAAGCCGGTGAGCGCATTGCTCCACTGGCAAAGGTTTTGGGCGCGTTGTCCCCGTCTTTTACGCGATACCGGGAGGTTACGGGGGCGGCCCAAAGGGATTGATGCAGACCAGCAGGCGACAAACGGCCTAGCGCATCACACTGGCTATCGGAGGCACGACACGGCAAGAGGGGTCATGAGGGAGGACCAGATAACCGCTGCATCAAAGGGAGAAAGGCGAAATGAATAGGTGATGAAACGAAAAAACGCCCGCGAACCTTTTGGGCTCCGGGCGCGACTGTCAGCAGTAATATATGCGGTTTTAGCGTACTTTATACTATACGTCAAGCGGCTTTTTCGGAGAAGGCCGCAGCCAATGCCTCGCCGATGAGTGTCCGCCTCTCCTGATCCTCCACATCATCACGAAGGGCGTCATGTGACAGATAGCCGTTTCGCAGGAGCCAATTCACCTGCGGCCACCTAATAGGGACATGGGCAACATAGGCGATGCCATTCCGGCGCCGTTCCCGCAACAAACTCATTCGCTCGGAAGATGACTTTGCCATCACGCCCCCCTCGCCTGACTGATGGCATTTAATCCAACCCGCAAATTGCCAATCTCGGACGGGTGTGGGTCTCGGCCCTCCCGAACCACCCAATTCAGCACGGAAAACACCGCCTGATTGTTCGGCTGCGAGTTCATGACGTAGCCTTGAACACGGCGGCGCCTGCGCTTCTGCTCCTCGATCCACTCCGGGGTATCTTCTTCGTACAGGGAGAAGCGCCCCCCACTCGGCACCAGACCAGACAGGAAACTCTTCGGCGTCATGCTGGCGGCATTATCAATCCGTGCCAGTTTCCCCATTAGCTCCCGAAACCAAATCCCCGCGTCGTACTGTTCGCGGCTGATCTGCATTGAATACAAAAGCCGCCCCAAGGGGTCGTCCCCAAGGAGCGGATTGGAAACCCTCTTGCGGGCCTCGGTCATGGCCTTTTCGTTTCGTCTTGCCCTCATCCAGGCATCCCAACCGAGCACATGCCGGATGCGGGCTTCTTCCGCCACAGCCGTAATAGCCTCCGGGGATTGTCGGTCGTGGCCCGACGCAATCCGCCCGGTTTTTGGATTGCGGGGGACGCCTTGTTTTCTCGGTCGTCCCCTGCTCTTGGATGCGAATAGCGTCACTGGATTGCCCCACGGACTGGTTTATGTTGGATCGGCGCTTGATGCGCTCTGCTTCAGTTGTTTGATCTCGCCTTCCAGTTCTTCAAGGAAGACGTAGCTATCGTGCTTCTGGTGGCTTTTGATGAGAGCCAGGACATCGTTGATCTTTTCCGCCTCTGCCTCTTGGATGGCGCGGGCGATGGATTCCCGCATGGAGACTTGAGGGGCGGCGAAGTGAATGCGGTTGATGGCTTGGGAGGCGCGTTCGTCGGGGGTCATGCGGCAGCCTCAAGCATAGGCTCAGCGGCCCATTCTGGCGCTACCCGTTCGGCATAGTCAGGCGAGCGGATCGGCATCAACACACCCACTGTCTCGGGAGATTGCGGGAACCACACCAAAGCTGGGTTCTGCCCGCTCGGGCAAATGGCGGGCTTGCCGAACCCAAGGGCATCGGCAAACTTCTGGAACGCGGCAGCATAGTCCCAATTGAACTGCGCAACCTCGCCGGTGGGCTTCGTCGCCGGGACAACCCGCTTCCAGCTGGGGAATGCCCCATCGATGCACTTGAAGCCAACAGAGGTGGCATTGTGGGTGATGGTCAGATCCAGCCCCGCACCCGAGATGGTCGCTTCCGGCTCATCACGCTTGCCTAGCTTCACGGCCCTGCACTTGTCAGACGGAATGATGAAAGAGCCGAGGAGCGTGTTATCGGGTGCATGTTCGCCCAACTCCTCCCGGTGCGCGACGAGACGATGGCCATCTGTCACAACGTAGGTGATGGAGCGGGGCTCTATCTCGATGCACACGCCCTGTAGGTAGTAGCGGGTTTCTTCCTTCGAGGAGAAAGCGGAAATAGCGGACAGGATACGGAGATTGATTGCTGCGGTATTCATGGCTGGCTCCTAGAAGGGGATATCGTCTGAGAGTTCATCGCGGAACGACCGCCCCCCATTGGCAGGAGCACTCTCCTGACGGGGCTCTG